CTGGAAGCGCGGGAAGTTCAATTACCGACTCGCTACGACCTTCGATATGGACACCCGATAAATGCAGATGAGCGACAAGTCATGATACCTAAAGAAAATGGCAGTTGGCTTTACCTGATTGACCTAGAACTCGCATTACGCGTCGCTGACATTCGCATCAAAGGAGAGTGATATGGCGTTAACACACCACGAACTCTGTCAGATTGCGTACAAGTTCCTTAAGCGCAACGGGTTCAAGGTTTGCTTTCATGACCGCTTTGTTGCTGTAACCAGTACCGGAGAACAGCCAGATGCTATGGGATTCAGAAATTCAGCATCATGCCTGATAGAGGCGAAGTGTTCTCGTGCTGACTTGTTGGCAGATAGAAAAAAGCGTTTCCGTAAAAATCCCTCACTTGGCATGGGCGACTGGCGATTCTTTATTAGTGAGCCGGAAATTATTTCAGTTGAGGATTTACCTCCCGGCTGGGGATTACTTCACGTTGTTAACGGAAGAGTACGGAAAGTACATGGATGGCCCAGGGGTAATTGCTGTTGGGGTAATCCTGACGATAAGCCATTTACCGGGAATAAGCAGGTTGAATGCGATTACATGTTATCTGCATTAAGGCGCATGGAGTTGAGAGGGCACCTTAATGAAATATATGACGGTGTGATTGTTAATAAGAAAGAAGGAAACGCGGCATGATCACTATTACCAAAGGGCGACTGCTGACAATCAAGCAGTGGCGCGAAACATACGGACCTGGTAGCAATGTTGTACTGCCAGCAGAAGAAGCGGAAGAACTGGCACGAATTGCACTGGTATCGCTGGAAACAGAGCCGGTGGCAAAGATTATAGCTCATTACCCATTAGGAGTTGACGTAGGCAAACAAAAGTTCGTACAGGCCATTGGAGAGCTTCCTGACTTTGGCGGATATCTATTTGCCGCCCCTCCAGCGCCGATAGTGCCGGAAGAAATGTATTGGCAGGATGCGCCAGTTGAAGACAGCAGCAAAGCGGCTGCATACGCTACAGGCTGGAACGCCTGCCGCGCAGCCATGCTTCATAGTGCCGAACCTGTAAGCCAGGCTTACAAGTTGAACGCGCTGGATGGCAACTCTCCGGTAACTCCGGATGGTTGGATAAGCTGTAGTGAGCGAATGCCGGACGACAGGCAGGAGGTGAATCAATGAGCTGGCCTGATGCAATCGTAACTCTGGGGGTGGTATTCGCAGCAGCGTTTGTTGTGTTCTCGATTTGTCGATGGGGATAACCACATGTTCGCTTTGATTCAACGCGGTCAGATATACACGGACAGAGCCGGATACCCCGTGGTGACTACTCGCATCACTGAGCACTCAGTGTTCTTTCGACGGGTGGACGGACGATCCGGGCGGGTACGCATTGGTGAGTTAAACTGCCTGTTCGAACATATTGACCACCAGGAGTACCGCAAAATTCTCGCGGACACTGAGCAGGAAAAGCACCTGAAAAAATTACGAGCCATAAAAAGGAAGTAAAGAATGAATAAAGCATTTGAACGATGGGTCCACCAGCGTTACGGCAATCGCTATGACCTGACGCGAGATGTTGATGGCTTCTACTGTCGTGAAGTTGTGAAGCGAATGTTTGAAATGTGGTGCCACTGCCGTGGATGAAAGTTTTATGAGGTTGGCATGCAGACAATCATCTATCAGATAACCCCCAGCAAATGGTGTACGGAGAGAGTCCTTATTGCATCAACAGGGCTAAAGCCCGGCACCATCGAGCGGGCCAGAAGAAAGTCATGGATGCAGGGAAAAGAATACCGCCATTACGCTGTAGAAGGTGATCCTGGGCATTACAGTGAATGCCTGTACAACATCGAAGAAATTATGCGATGGATCGAAAACCAGAAACAACCAGGTGCCAAAAATGCAAGTTCCGGTTAACCTGTTAATGCTCCTGGACGTCTGGGAGGTTTAATGAGTAACGTATCATACCCGACAGGCGTTGAAAACCATGGAGGATCACTCCGTATATGGTTTCACTATAATGGCAAACGTGTCAGAGAAAACCTCGGTGTTCCTGACACCGCCAAAAACCGGAAGATCGCAGGTGAACTTCGCACTTCCGTTTGTTTTGCAATCAGAATGGGGAGTTTCGACTACGCCACACAGTTCCCTAATTCCCCTAACCTGAAACACTTTGGTCTGGGAAAAAGAGAGATAACCGTTAAGGCACTTTCGGAAAAATGGTTGGACCTTAAGAAAATTGAGATTTGTGCGAATGCACTTAATCGTTACCAGTCAGTAATTAAAAACATGTTGCCTATGTTGGGTGAGAAAAAACTGGTTTCATCCATAACAAAAGAGGATTTACTTTTCGCAAGGAGAGATTTGTTGACCGGTTACCAAAAGCTTTCTAATGGAAAGATTTCTTCCATAAAAGGGCGCTCAGTGGTCACAGTAAACTACTATATGACAACCATAGCTGGAATGTTTCAATTTGCAACAGATAATGGTTATACCTCAGGAAACCCATTTAACGGTCTGGCTCCCTTAAAAAAGTCCAAGGTAAAACCAGATCCTCTCACCCGTGACGAATTTATTCGTTTTATTGAGGCTTGCCGTCATCAACAAACAAAAAACCTGTGGATTCTCGCTGTATACACGGGTATTCGTCACGGGGAGTTGGTATCGCTGGCATGGGAAGATATAGACCTTAAAGCAAGGACTATAACCATCCGTAGAAATTATACAAAACTTGGCGAATTCACTCCACCAAAAACCGATGCAGGCACCGGAAGGACAATTCATCTGGTTCAACCAGCTATTGATGCTCTTAAAAGTCAGGCGGAAATGACCATGCTTGGAAAGCAACATTCTGTAGAGGTAAAGCAGAGGGAATATGGGAGAAGTACTGTGCATAAATGCACTTTTGTTTTTAGTCCTCAGGTAATAAAACAGCGGCAGTTTTCCGGACCGCACTATAAGGTTGACTCCATCAGGGAGTCATGGACAAGTATCTTAAAACGCGCAGGTCTGAGACACAGAAAATCGTACCAATCCAGGCATACTTATGCATGCTGGTCACTTGCCGCTGGAGCTAATCCTAGTTTTATCGCAAGCCAGATGGGCCACACAAACGCACAAATGGTATTCAATGTTTACGGAGCATGGATGAAAGACAACAATCACGAACAGATAGAACTCCTTAACAAAAGACTATCTGAAAGTGTCCCATGTATGCCCCATAAGAAAGTGGGGTAAAATAAAAACTTGTAAAATCAGTTAGTTTACCCTTAATCCCTGTCACGTTACGCGCGTGGCAGAGGCGTTACGGA